CCGACTTCATAAAGCCGGCAAACTCCTGTCGAACGACCAAGCCATTAGAGAAAACTATCTCTGCATGCTCAAAAGCGTCACTATAAAGAGTTTGCTGGAGATTAATCCAATCACTTCCAATACCAGGCCAAGAACTCCGCCATTCACCTATGAGTTTAAAAACCCAACCAGGAGCATTGACATCCCAAGCACGAACATCCCTGGCTATGTTCATACCACGAGTACGCACATCAGCCAGAAACTTCCGCCAACCCCCATAACAAAATACCAACCCATGTTTGGACGGAATCCTATATGGGTTGGCATTCAGAGAAGCATTTTGATGGGTGAAGCAAAGACGCCAAGCCATCTGGACGGGAAGACTGGAAGCTATTATAAGCCTCCATCTCCCCTCCAAGGCCTTGGCCTTCTTATGCGGCTCATCCTTAACAAATGCCCTGAAGCGGTGCTGGTAATTGCCGGTCATTACTAACCTAACATCATACCACAACCGCTCCACCTGAAACTTGTCAAAGCCGCCCATCCCATCAGCTTTTAACCACCGACCAATGGTCGGTGCCTCTCTTAAATATGGGTAGCCTGGTGAAGATGTCAAATCAAGATCATTCAACAAATCATAAAATCGCTCATAAGAATTCCAGTCAGGGGGCAATGGCTGATAGACACTACCGTAAGCCTGATCCAAAGCCGACAAAAGAGCACGCTCTTCATCGTACGTTGGACCAACCACGGAGCCCCTCAAATCAGCCGCCTCTCCTAACTGGACGCTGAAGGAGCGCCATTCGGCGCCGGAGCTGGTGTCGGCCGGGACATAGTTGTCCTTTGCCGCCGCCCAATCCCCTGCGACAGAAGGAATCCCTCCAATTGTCCGGTCGACACAGAAGCTAAGCGATTCATCAATTGTTGACGCTTTGTGAGTTGTTGTGGGGCTGACCCTGTCGACGATGCGGAAGCCGGAAGGGCAGTCCTCACCCTTTGGGGTTGGACCTCTCCGGTCCTCGCCCTCTGGGCTGGCACTGTAACTTCTCCGGGCCGTTCCGCCCTCACACCAGGGTTGGCCCTCACCACTGGTGCACGGTCTTCCCCCGAAAACCCTGCAACCATACTTTCAGGATCATACTCATACCGGGGACCTCTTGTTCGACCTATGTCCCTTCTGGTATACTGCTCCTGAAGATCTTCATACTCCTGATCTTCGTCCCACCTAACGTTCACAAAATCTTCTATATTATCTGAGGTATGGCGCCTTGACTCCAAGGCTCTCATCCTCTCGACAATCTGAGTGTCTGTCAAATAATAATGACCAGTGGACATACGTACCAC